GCCCTCGAGCTGGGCCTCAGGCGTCGGGATAGTATCGCCCCATTTGACGCAATGCCATGAGCCATCGGCCTCGGCGGTCACATTGGAGCAAGTGCGGCAATTGATCTCTTTGGCCGGTTGCTTTTGATGGCAGAAGGAATGTGCGGGACACATCTTGCATTGCCACCATGTTGGGTCACTGGTGATCGGCGGCGGGATGTTGTCGCTCGAGGCCAGCCGCTTGGCGCGATCTATAAAGGAAAGTGCCTTTTCCTTTGCATATCGCACCCGTTCTGTAAAAATATGATCGTCATTTTTACACACCGCGACATAGAGCGCCCGGTCGATCCCCGTATAGTGCATATAAACCTGCATCTGCACATAGTGCTGCAGCTTTGCCTTCTCGACGCCATCCTTGACCAGCGCATCGAAGCTCTTGAGGCTGTGCGTCTTAAACTCAGCGATGTGGCGCTTTTTGGGTGCCTCTGGCACGCCTTGATAGATAATCCCATCAAGCGAGCCACCGAGATGCCCATCCTTGATGTTAAACTGCTTGCGGGTCTTGGGATCAAAATCATGGATGTCGAGGCCAGCGTCGCGCAGGTCTTTAACAAGGAGCGCTTCCTCGCGGTGGCCCCGGTTGAATAGGCGCAGCATCCGCCCCTCGAATTTCTCGATCACCGCCCAACGGAATTGCAGCCAAATATACCGCTCGCAATGGTGGCCCATGATTGAAGCCCCAAGATGCGGCCTCGGTGCCTCTGCGGCCCCGCGCTGCTCATAAGCGGTGTATATACGGTTTGCGATGTTGTCGGTCGGTGTGGGAATTTTCGCCATGCTCTCTCATCCTCTATGGTTGGCAGACTTTCCCCGCCCGGTCTGCCAGCGGGCTTCCAACGGCCTCAAGCCCCCTGAGGCCGACAGAGATCGTTATTTCTTGGCCCAAGGCGGAGCCGCACCAGCGGCGGCTGCCGGAGCCGGATTAGACGCTGGCATAGGCGGAGCGCTGCCCTTGATCGCCTTATATGCCTGCACCTCATTGCTGTCGCCATAGGTGGGGTCGTTCCGCACCTTGAGCTTGACGGTGAGCGAGCCGCCGAGGAGCTGATCCGTATCGGTCAAGGAAGCGAGACCAACCGCACGCATGATGTCACCGAGCTGCTGCCGCCCAATTTCTTCTGCGCGTGGTGATTTGTTGCGGATGTTGATGTTGGAGAACACAACCCGGCCCGCATGGCTCGGCCCCGTGATGTCGAGGCGCAGTTTAATATACTGACCGGTGTTATCCTTGGTCGGTGTGATGTCTGCGCTCTTGATCGTGGCGGTGTATTCGCCAGCGGGAAGCGGCGAAAAATCTCCGCCAGTGTTCTCAGGAAGATCGCCAAGATTGATCGGTGCATCAAGAAAACCCATTATAACCTCCTATTTCGTCTCAATTGAAACAGACGGACGACCCGCCTGCGTGGTGATTGCATCCATAAGTGCGCCTGTAATGCTGGGCGCTGCAGCCTTCCAAGCTGCAACAGACAGCTCCGGCTTCCACCGGAACAATCCCTGCAGCACTTCATTGCTGATGCCAGCCTCGGCGGCCAGATCGAGCAATTTCTTATCATCAACCTTGCGGTTGAAGCGATAGACGACCTTGATGGCATAACCATCGCGCTCGACATTCTGCGTGCCTTCCTCGCGGCTGTTCAAGGCTAGAGCCTTGAGCAGATCGTCCTCGATCTGGCGACGGTTGGCGGTTGCTTTCTGCTCCGCTACCTTGGCCGCCTGCCACTGTTCGCACATGGCTTTGATGCTTTCGGCGCTCAACGCTTTTCTCCCATCTTGGCGATGATCGCACCGAGATCAGGAGCCTCCCAAGCATCGAGGCGACCAGAGCGATCTTTTGCCGTCCAAAGGCCATCAGGCTCTGTCATGAGCGCACGCACATGGTTGCCTTCACCGTCGCGCTCAATCCGCAACGCGAAAACCTCATCGAAGAAATAGGGTAAGGCTTGGCCGAGCTTATTCCCCGGCATTGACGGCGCATAAAGCATCCGACCCTGCTCATCGGTGGCCTTCTCGACCTTGGCGGTGAAATACACATGGCGGCCCGGCAGATCACGAAATGCCCGAATGATGTCGGTCACCTGCTCCTGCATCGCCCCATAGGCTTGGCGCGGGTCTTTGGTGGCTTTCTTCTCGGCATTTAGAACAACCTCAGCGATCTCCGAGATGCTATCCAGAGCGACAGATTGAAAGCCCTTGGCCTCATCACTGTCGCGCAGCCACAAATACGCTTCCTGCAGCGTCGCCATATCGCTGATCTCGATAAATGGCAGATCGTTATCAGCAATTGATAACAAGCCGCCCTCTGCCGACAAGATCACTGGCGCTGGCAGGGTTGGGATGAGGCTAGTCTTACCAGCCCCGGCCTGTCCGTAAACAAGCATTTTGACGCCATTGGCGGAACCGCCGAGCGTCGATTTCAAGTTAATTGCCATTAGCATTCTTCCTCATAAAGCTGCGGTCGGCACGGTGCCGGTTGCAGCGCATGGCTGATATGGCATATCGGCTATTTGCGCGTCAATCATGAAATTGTGCCTTGCGCGCAAAATAATTTTCAACCATTGTCCGGCCCCTAATCACAAGAGGAGGCATCAAAATGATGACATTAGAGCAGGTGCGTGAGGCTTTGGCCGACCGCAATCTGGCGGAGGTGTCGCGTCGAACCGGCATTTCCTATTTCAAAATTTGGCGTATTATGAACACCCAAGGCGAGCCATCTTATCAGACGGTCGAGGCTTTATCTGCATATCTTGAGGGGGTCGCGGCACAGTGAGCAGGATCGAGAAAATCGGGCGTGCAACGCTGTATTTGGGCGACTGCAGGGATATTGTTCCAACCATTGGAATGGTTGAGACAATAATTTCTGACCCTCCTTATGGCATGGCCTTTCAGTCTAATTATCGGGCGGACAAGCACGAAAAAATTGTCAACGATGAAGACGAGCAGCTTCTGCTTTGGGCTTGTCGCTTAGAGGCATATCATTCGTCATATTTGTTCTGCAGATGGGACAACTTGTTTTCCGTTCCAAAACCCAAATCGCTTGTGACTTGGGTAAAAAATAACTGGTCGATGGGAGATCTTGAACACGAACACGCTCGTCAGACGGAAGTTGCGTTGTTCTATCCCGGGAAAGGTCACGATTTTCCATCGAAGCGACCGACAGACGTAATTCGCGCTCCGCGAACGGGAAATGAATTTCATCCAACCGAAAAGCCCGTGCAACTAATGCGCGCTTTTGTGGAATGGACGCGAGGAGCAATTCTAGACCCATTCATGGGCAGCGGAACAACTGGCGTTGCGGCTGTCCAGATGGGCCGCGACTTTATCGGCATCGAGCAAGAGGAAAAATATTTCGACATCGCTTGCAAACGTATTGACCAAGCTCAGAGGCAGGGCGATCTTTTCGTCGCATAAAGAAACAGGGGAAGAACAGAAGCATGAGCAACATCGCAGAGATTTTCGGCGGCCCATTTGATCCGTCGAAACATGAGAGAAGGGTCGAGCCTCCCGAGGTGCAATTGCGCACGGCGATGCAACAGGCCGGGATCAAGCCACCCAAAGAGATCGTCTTTGACGGCGCGCTGCACCGCTTTGCCACCGGCAAAAAGGCTGGCGATCTGTCGGGCTGGTATGTCGCGCACGGTGACAAAATCCCTGCAGGGGCGTTTGGTGATTGGCGCGAAGGCGTCACGATCAATTGGCGGGCCGACATCGGGCGCGAGCTGACCGTGGCCGAGCAGATGGCGCACTCTCGGCGGCTGGCCGAGATCAAGAAGATTCGCGAGCGTGAGCTGGCGGCCAAGCGCGAGGACGCAGCCGACCGGGCTGATGACATTTGGAGCGCGGCAGCTCTGGCAACAGACGATCACCCGTATCTGCTCAAGAAGGGCGTCAAGGCGCACGATCTGAGGGTGCATGGTGACGGGCGGCTCATTGCACCCGTTTGGGTCGATGGCGCGCTGACCAGCCTGCAATTCATCTCGGGCGATGGCTCGAAGATGTTTCTGACCGGCGGCCAGATCAAGGGCGGCTTTCATGTTATCGGCAATCTGCGCGAGGGGCGCACGGTCTATCTGTGCGAAGGCGTGGCGACCGGCCTCACGATCCATGAAGCGACCGGCGAGCCTGTGGTCATGGCCTTCTCGGCTGGAAACCTTTTGCCAGCGGGATTGGCGCTGCGTGAGCTGCTCGGCGTCACTACCACAATTGTGGTAATTGCCGACAACGATGAGAGCGGCACCGGCCAGAGGGATGGAGCCAAGGCCGCTGAGGCCATCGGTGCGCGCATGGTCATGCCTCCGGTCGAAGGCATGGATGTCAATGATTACGCTCAAAGCGGCGGTGATCTGATGGCCCTTTTGGCTCCGCCGGTCGAGGTCGGCAGCTATCTCATCAACGCAGATGAGTTTGCTTCGCATCCGCAGCCGGTGTCTTGGATCATCAAGCGGTGGATGCCGAAAGAAGCGCTGTGCATGATCCATGGCCCATCAGGAAGCGGCAAGACGTTTGTGGTGCTCGATATGATGCTGCACGTTGCAGCCGGGCTGGGCCAATGGAACGGCTATAAGGTCAACAGCGGGCCGGTCGTCTATCTGGCAGGCGAGGGCCATCAGGGCCTCAGGGCGCGCATCGCGGCATGGAAGCGGCACAATCAGGTGGACAAGCTCAATATGTGGCTGTCGCGTGCCGGAACTGACCTCAATAC